TGGTTTAGGCATAGCAGATATTCAGATAATCAACACCTTAAAGCAGCTATTAAAAAATATGGCTGGGACAATTTAATTAAAGAAGTTGTTTTAATTGGTCAAGAAACATACTGTTACAATTTAGAATTTAAACTACGTAGTTCTCCTGGAATTGGTTGGAACATAGTCCCTGGCGGCGGAAACCCCCCAAATCAAAAAGGAAAAATTAGAAGTAAAGAAACTAAATTAAAAAATAGCGGTGGAAACCACTACTATTTTAAAAAAGGTAATTTATTAGAAGCAAAATCAAATCCTAACTTTAAAGGTAGTATTGAAGCTACTAATTTGATTACCGGTGCTAAAATTATTTTAAACGGAGCTAAAGAAATTAAGTTAGCTGGTTTTACAACCCCAAATGTCTATGCTTGTACTAACAAAAAAGTAAAACAACATAAAGGGTATACATTTAAAAGGGTAGAAGTATGAGTGTAATAATGTCCTATGACAGTTTAATACAAAATATAATTTCGTACATGGAAAGAAATGACCCGGACTTTATTGCACAGATACCCAATCTGATTGCGCTGGCAGAGTCATCAATTGCTGCAGAGCTTAAGACCTACCTACAATTGATTGTGGTAGAGACCAATCTTGCACAGAACCAAACTGTTCTGAACAAGCCAGCACGCTGGAGAAAAACTGTCTCTATGAAGGTCAACGGGCAGCCAGTCTTACTACGCAGCCAGGACTATGTGGCCCAGTACTTATCTGAGTCATCGGCAGGCAAGCCAGTATACTACGCGGACTATGACTACAGCAACTGGAACTTTGCCCCACAGCCAGATACAAGCTATCCTGTAGAAATTATTTACTATGCAGAGGTTCAACCATTAGATTCTTCTAATCAACAAAACCTATGGACAGCTATCGCACCACAGGCGATGTTATACGGGGCCTTGTTGCAAGCACAGGGTTACTTAAAGGCTATTGACAAGCTGCCCGTGTGGAAACAATTCTACACAGACGCCGTTGGCGCACTGAAAAAAGAAGACAATTCACGTCGCATAGACCGCAACACAACCATTCAAGAGCCTTAATATATGACCACTCCAGTATACGTCTCGCCGTTCACAGGGACAGTTGTAACACCAACTGATGTCTCATACCTCGCGCTGCCTTTTAGCACAAACCAGACACTAAACTGGCCATCAACTGTCAATGGTGCCGAGGTTGTTGCTGCTCGTATTATTGACTGTACAGCATCAACATCTGGCCTATCCATTGCGTTGCCACAAGGCAATCAGGGAACACTGGGCTCAGACATCCTATTCCGCAACTTAGGCGCTTTTTCTTTCTTAGTTACAGACTACACCAGTGGTGCGTCATTTACTGTTCCCGTCGGTATCTCTAAGTATGTGTACCTCGTAGATAACACAACAGCCGCCGGTGTCTGGAACAACGTTACCTTCGCGGCGGGCACCTCTGTCGCCGACGCGGCCTCATTGGCTGGTGCAGGGCTGACAACAGTCGGTGGGCAACTAGCCACCACTCAAAACCTAGTAGATGTTACATCTTCTCCAGTCATTAATGATCTTAGCCGCGCTGCTACGTTTGTATGGAATGGCGGCGCTGGAACATTTAATTTACCAATATTTTCCAGTCTATCTGCCGGCTGGTTCATTGGATTTAGAAATAATGGCTCTGGCTCACTCACAATTAGCCCAGTATCCCCATCATTAATCAATGGTCAGTCATCCATCATTGCAAACCCTGGCGACTCTGGGTTTATCATGTTTGACTCCACAAGCAATGGTTTTGTTACTGTAGGCTTCCTTACTGCACCAAACGTAACCTTCACAGCGGCATCCTACGATGTGGATACCATTGTAGGTAACACACTGAACCTGGTATCTTTTGCACCAGTTATTCAGACATACATTGCGCAGTCTGGCACACGGACACAGACACTAGCCGTTACACTACCAGCAATTACCCAGATTTATATTTTGGTTAATAATACTAACCAGCTCGGGTATAACATTACGTTCCAGAATCAAGGCACAAGTCAGCCACCGTTCGTATTAACGGCGGGTAGTATTGTTACAATGTTAAGTGATGGTGTGAACTTATACCCACTGACAACGGGCTCCACTGGTTTGTTTTATGCAACAAATGGAACCGCGGGACTACCTTCATTTTCGTTTAATAACGACACTCACACGGGCATGTATCTAGTAGGTACCAGTATACTTGGCCTATCAGCAAATTCAACACAGTTAGTTAGTATTGATAATACCAACCCATCACAGCCCCTAGTAACAGTAAACGCGAGGCTGACAGCACAACTCATTAGCGGCGGTGCGTTCTAATGGCCGCTGATAATCAGCAACAGAATACCTCACAGTATACTCAGATTTATTCCTTAGCTGTTCCGGCGGGTATTAAAAGAGATGGTACTGTGTTTCAGAACGACCAGTACACAGATGGTGTATGGTGCAGATTTCAACGTGGGGACCCTAAGAAAATTGGTGGCTACCGCACGATATTTAATAGTCTAGTTGGCATCTACCGTGGTATGGTCGTGCAACCGTATAACGGCGTTAACTACATCTTCGCTGGTAACTACCAAGAGCTCGATGTATTTACTACTGGCCTCTCATTGCCAGATGGTAGTGGCCCATTCACGGCCACAATTCTCCCAGGTACAAGCTACGTTAAGTTATTGTCTAATACCTCTACATCATTTGTAGTCGCCGGAAATCAGACAACAGTATTCCCAACGGGTACTAAGATCATCTTTTCCCAGACGGGCTCGCCTGTTATTTATACGGTAAGCACCTCTGTATTCTCCACACCAAACACCACAGTAAATATATCCACTGGCACCATCATAGGCACCCCGACAACGGTATACATAGATAATGCTCCTGTTTTTACTGAGGACCCGGACTACCAAACAGATCCCTCAGTTGGAAATTATAGAATAACCTGGCAATTTGATTCTCAGTTTAGTCCTTCCGGTGGCCAACTTTCCGTGTTTGCACATCCAGGATTAAACTTATCTAATATAGATAACGGAGTCCCTACACAAGTTTTAGTTGGTGGTGTCACCCCCACATCGGGAAACACTTGGACCTTCTCTGGACTATCTGACAGCGCAGGATCAGCACCAACTTACAAACCGATTAGCGTTGATGGCGGCGTGTGCGTACTGTACCCATTTATCTTTGTCTATGGCTCAGCGGGTTACATTGCCAATAACAACGTCAGTACAACCTATGGCGACCAGACATTTTATGACTGGAACGGCCCTTTAGCCAACCAGGTCAATGTGGCATCATCCAAGATTGTTAAGGGTATGCCAATGCGCGGCGGTACTAACTCACCCGCGGGTTTATTCTGGGCAACAGACTCACTTATTCGTGTTACATTTACAGCAGCAACAGCTCCAATTTATTGGAACTATGATATTGTTTCCAGCCAGATCTCAATTATGTCATCTAACTCTGTTGTGGAGATGGATGGTGTCTTTTATTGGTTGGGTACTGACCGATTTTACGCTTATAATGGTCAGGTAACAGTAGTACCAAATGACAAAAACGTAAACTATTTATTTGACAACCTAAACTACGAGCAGCGTCAAAAGGTGTGGGCGACTAAAGTCCCACGCTACAATGAGATCTGGTTCTTTTATCCTAGAGGCACCGCGACTGAGTGTACTGATGCAATTATCTACAACGTAAAAGACAAACTTTGGTACGATGCAGGCCAGGCAATTGGCGCGCAGCGTTCTTGTGGTTACACCACTGAGTTGTTTCCTACACCCATCTGGGCCGACTGGAACTATAACATAATCTATGGTGCAGCCCAGACCGTTATTGCACACCCAGCTAGTCTAGCCGCACCAACTGCAAGTCAATTTTATTTAGCGGGTGATCAGACACCCCAGTTTAGCCCTGGAGATAATGTAACCTTTACGACAGGTAATAGCTTTAACGCAACCTATCAAATAGTTTCTAGTCAGAACATTTATAATACTACCATCGGAACCCCGGGCGTTACATTAGTAACATGCAGCACACCGTTCTCAATTACTGTACTACCGGGTCAGTCTGTGTTCTACGTTACCGGCGGATTTAATATCTGGCAGCATGAGTTTGGTGTCAATGAGATTGCGCTAAATGGCGAGTTTGCGGTATACTCCAGCATTACTACTAGCGATATTAGCTGGTTAACAGGTAACCCAAGCCAAGACGCACTCCAAGGTGTTAATCTACGCATGCACCTTCGTCGTGTTGAGCCAAACTTCTTACAGACTGGCACGATGGCGATGACCATTCTGGGACGTAAATTTCCATCTGGTACATCCACAGAAGACTCCGGACCATACTATTTTAACCAGGAGACCGGTAAGATTGACCTACGTGTTGAGCATCGCCTAGTAAGGTTAAAGTTTGAGTCTAATGAGATTGATGGCAACTACGAGATGGGGCGTAACCTCATCACGGCTGAGTTTGGGGATCAACGTCCTTGACCACCCCACTTCTTAAAAACACCATACAGCAGT